CGCCTTCATCTGCAGGCCGGCCTGCATTTCCGTAAGCTTCATCTGATGCTCGGCCTGCTTGGCTTGCATTTCCATTTGCTGCTGCTGCTGCTTGAAAGCCATATCCTGCTGCGCTTGTTGTTGTTTAACTTGCGCCTCGGCCGCCTTAATGGCTGCCTCCATCTGCATCTTTTTCTCTTCCGGGTTTGGCTTGGGCGGCTCCTTGCTCTTGGCCTCGGCCTCCTCGCCGAGCTTGTCGAGGGCGTCCTCGGCCTGCTTGCCGAGCTTGAAGTTGCGGGCGAAGGCGGTGAAGATCTCCACGGCGGCGTTGGGCGGCAGGATGCCGGCCTGCACGGCCGGGCCGACCGCCGCCAAGTAGCCGCTGGTCGCCTGCATAAACCTTGCCATGGTCTCCTGATTGCGCGTCAGGTCAGCCCGGATCGTACTGTCGCTCTCGACATCGACGCGGTAGGAGCGGGCGACATCGTTGCGCAGGAAGGCGAAGACATCTTCGCGTGTCGGCGACGCCAGAATTTCTTCCAGCGTCATTTGCGGTAGGCCACGAGGCGCACCGGCAGCCGGCTGGCGCGCACATAGATGCGATCAGTCCCGGCCAGCTCGGTGAAGTGCAATTGCCATTCGTCGCTCACCGACTGCGGGGCCATGAACTCGTCGTAGTGGTCGGTATCCGCGGCCGGCAGGCTGGTGCCCATATGGATGCGGATGACGTTATCACGTGGACTGATATGCGGGATGCGGAACGAGCATGCCTCATAGCCGCCTGAGACATCCTGATAGGCCGCCGAGGTGAGCGCAAAGGCCGCGGTGTTGAACGCCATCTAGTATGCTCCTTGCGGGGCTTGCGGTGGCCGCTGGGGTGCTGACGGCGGCGGCATGGGAGGACGCGCCCCATTGGGCCGTGGGCCTCCCTGCGGGGCTCCCTGCTGCTGCGCCTGCGCCATCATCATCTGCATCTGCTGGAGCTGCTCGGCCTGTGCCTTTTCCTGCGCCGTGGGGAGCTGAATGCCGGTCATGGTCATCAGCGTCTCCTCGGAGAATTTGTTGCCGATGATCTCGGATTTCAGCCTGAACAGGTCCCTGGCGAAGCGGGCCACTTCCTGCTGCTTGCGCTGGATCCTGATCGTGCCCCACTGTACTTTCATCTGCTGTGCGCCCTTGGTCTCGTTGGGGTCCGTCTGCCCGCGCATGATGTCGGCAACGCCTGTCACCTCGAAGATCGACTGCTTCACTTCTTCCCGGTGCGCGGCAAGCTCCCGTATCGTGGCAATCAGCTTGTCGATGGGCATTATCCAGATGGCGCGATCGATGCCGCCGGCCTGGCTGTAGAGGGCGGCGGTATCCATCATGGGCGAGAATTGCCCATCGTCGAGCTTAGCCAGATCCTCGAATTCCTTGATGCTCCCGTCCCTGACACCCTTCCACTTGAGACACCTGATCAGCTTGACGATGCGCTGGGTGACCTCGGCGAGTTCCTGCGCCTGTTTTCTGAACATGCGATAGGGCGGGATGGGGATGAGGCTGTCGCTGGTCTTGATGGCGTAGAGGGGCCTCGGAACCGGGAAGAAATCGAGCATGCCGAGCGGATCGTCCTCGACCTTGAGCGGCTCTTCCGCCATCGAGGCGGCGACGAAGACGACCTGGCGCTTTTCCTTGTCCCAGATCTCATAAACGCGTGCCCTCTGGAAGATCTCGGGCGGCGGCGCGCCGGGATCGCCCTGCTCGTATTCCGGCATCTGCACGTCGAGGCGCACCTTGTCGCCGAGCTTCGGATTGATCTCCCTGAGCTGCTCGCGCGTGTAGAACTGCTCGAACCCGACCCATTGGACATCGGTCCACATGCGGCCCGGCCCGTGGCGGAAATTAGCCCAGGGGACGTGCTCGCAGGTGGCCTCCTCCCAGACGACGCTGTCCTCGCCCGTCTCCTCGTCGGAGCGCATGTAGGGATGGTAGCGGACGCGCGTGACGCCGCGCCCGGTGATCTCCATGTCGCGGACGACCGACTCCATCACATGGTCGAAATCGTAAGAATCGACCATGTAGGAAATCGCTCGTTCGAGCATCTGGCTGCCCAGCTTGGCTGCCGCGTCCTTGTCGTTGAAGCGGCGTCTTATGTCCGGGACCGGGACGGAATTGTAGAGCGCCGGCACCATGGTCTCGACGCTCGCATAGAGGATATTGAAGGCGTCGATGCCGGAGCTGACCGAGGGATCGAAGCCGTATGCCGTCTCCTCCTGCCGGTAGCGCTTCACCGTGCTTTCCGCTTCGCTCCGCCAGGATTCCTCCTCCTTGCCCGCCGTGGTCCAGGCCGACAGCCAGAGCCGGACGAGCCCGCGGTCGCCCGTGCCGGCGTCTTCCCGCGTCTCGAAATCGTCGCGGGTGTCGATGGTATCGCTCATGCCGCGCTCTTTGTCAGCAGCTCGGCATTGCTCCAGCCGCGATCTGTGACGATCGCCATCCTGGCGATGCGGAAGGTTGCCGAAGTGGATGCGCCGCCGGCACTGCCACAGGCAAAGCTGACCTGCGTCATGGTCGGCAGGGTGGGAGCCGTGTTATCGACAGCCGCTGCTGCGCCATTCGTGGAGATGGCGACGTCGTCGACTTTTATCCGGCCAGCGGAAGCAAACACTACATTTGTCAGAGCCGTTCCGCTCGCGGGCCCGGCAAGGGCAACATTGTTATCGCGCATTGCCAGCGTGATGGTGGGAGCTGTCGTAAACCCGACATTGTCGTTGATCGAGCCGTCGGTCAGGACATACGGATAGCGGCCGGCGGCGGGGGTCGGCGTCGAGCAGCGCAAATAGAGCGAGTATTCCGCCGCGAGCGCCGGGATGGTCGAGAGGAGGAAGCTATAGTTGTCCGCCACGCGCGCCCCGGTGAGGCTGTAGGTCGGGATGGGCGAGGTGGCGACAGCACCAGTCTCAAGCTGGGCATTGGAGACGGTTCCGGAGACTGTGCAGGTCAATGAGCCGGCGGTGGGCGTGAAGGTCAGGGACACCCGGTTGCCCGCCCCGGTGCCAACCAATGGCCCGGCCGTGCTGGTACCGGATAATGTGATGGTGCCGGTGCCCCAGAAGCTGAGCGTGTGTGCTACCGCCGTCACCGTGACGCTCTGGGTCGAGAGCGTAGTACTGTTGAGCAGCAGGTTCGTGGCCGCCGGTTCGACCAGCAATCCCTGGCTATCCACGGCCAGCCCGTAGCGGGCCGAGGCGGTGGTGGCGAGATAGGCGGTCGCCACCGCTCCCCGGTTCATCTGCACGGTTGTCAGGCTTCCAGCCAACGTGAAGGTGCTGGTAGTGGTCGTCGCCGTATAGGTCAGCGGAGCGCCGGCTGTCGCCACGCCGCTCGCCCCGGCCGAACCGGTCAATGATCCGGAACCCGTAACCGTGATAGTATAATTCTGCCCAACAACAGTCGTGACGCTGCGCGTTGCCGGCACAGCCGACTGGATATACATATTATGCGGAGACCAGACCAACGCCCCGGTCGCATCGTAGGTCTGCTTCGGGCTCGTTCCGGCGTTGGAGATGAAGCCGTCAGGGGCGTATTCCGTAATGACGCCCGCCGTCTTCACTGCCACGCGCTGGGCGTCCACCGCATGGGTGAAGTCCGCTGCGACGCCGTTCGTCTCGCCGCCCAGCATGGGAGCGCCGCCCGTCGCGACGCCTCCCAGGACCGCCGGGCTGGTGAAGCCGAAGCCGAGGCCCAGCATGGCGCTTAGAACCGCGCCCACCAGGTGAAGTCCTCGCGCGTGGAAGTCTTCAGCGCATTCGAGGACATGGTGATGGTGCGGGCGCCCGTGTCGACCGCAATGACCCGGTTGATGCTTGCAAAGAGCCCGCGGACGCTGGCGACCGGAAGGGCGTCCCCGACCGCGACCGTGCCGTAGGCAAAGCTGCCGGCCTCATTCCCGACATTCGTGATGATGGCAGAGCCTGACGTCGTATCTCCGAGCGTGGAATCGGACTGTGCGTAAACGCGGCAGTTGATGAACTCCAGGTTCCCCACACTGGTCGAGAAGGCGCTGTAGAGGGAGTTGTCCGGCTTCATGTTGTTCTGCAGATATGCGACAATGGTAACGGCGCCGGCCGGATCCGCAGCCGCCGGGCCAGCGTAGGAGGCAATCCAGAAAATCGAGCCGCTGTTGGCGTCGCGGATGATGTCGCCGGGGAAATGCCCGTCCCGGCTCGCCGTCATCCATGTCGTCGAGGCAATCGTCAGCGTGAGCGTATAATCGGTAAGGTCGACGCTACCGAAGCTTGCCTTCGTCTTCACGCTGTAGAGGCGTGGACGCTCGATCGGACGCTTGTAATAGGCCGCCGGGCTCCGCCCTGGTCGGGAAACGTAGATCGGGCAGCAATAGATGCGATCCGTGGTCTGGAAGGCCGGGCCGTTTGTCAGTTGGATGGCGACCGGCGCTCCGGTTTGCACGTTCCTGGGAGAGAACTGATATTCCTGGTCATGGTCCCGGATATAGAGAGGGTCGGAGACGATCCCGGCCGTGGCGTTGTGCGCGAAGGCCTTGTAGAGGTTAAGATCACCTGGCGTGATCGAATAACGGGACTGCAGCAGACAGCCATTGATGAAGTGGATGTTCCTGGGCTGGAAATGGATTGCCGCCGCATAGCTGGTGATGGCGAAATCATCGAAGAGGATGGGGCAGGATGTCGTGCCCTCAATGGCGTAGGTTGCCTGGCCGTAATCAGCGCCGGGGTTCTCGAATGAAATTGCCCCGCCGCGGAAGGTCACGCCCGAGCCGCCAACGCCCGAGCCACCCTTCCCTAGTGCATACTGCACCTCGGCATAGAACGACTCGAACACGACGCCTGAGAAGGTACGCCCCAGAGTGAAATCAAACAGATACGTTGCGCGCCCGCCCGAGACCTGCTTGATAAGGCCGCCGTAACGACCGTTCTGCATTCCGTGCTTATTGTTGGTGAAAACCGTATGGCATTGCAGATAATGGAAGATGCTGATGTCAATATTTCTGCTCTGCGTATTGCCGACGCTGAAGGCATACATGCAGTTTTCAATGCGGACATTCCGCATTGAGGTGAAGTCGCCCTGCGCGTCGGTGGCTGCCGGGACGTTGACGAAGCCGGTGTTGAAGCCAGCGATCTCGAGGTCCTGCATATCGACGGCGGAGCTCGACGCCTGGCTGTAGGTCGCGTCGGGATATGGGCTGGCCGGCGTAGAGCCGGCGAAGGCGTCCAGGGTAATGCCGGCGTAGGGGGAATAGCGATCGTCGCCGCCGAGCGCGGTGAAGACGGCCGCATCGACCAGCGGCGACTTGTCGGTCAGGTGGGCGTTGAACAGTTCGCTGATATCGGTGTCGAGCATGCCGATGAGAGTGAACCCCTCCAATTGACCATACCTTGCCCCCTGCACATTGATTGCCTGATGGGTGATCGGCCCGAAGTGCAGCAGGGTCGTGCCCGCATTCGAGTCCGCATCGCCCCGATAGACCCGCCCCTGACCCTTGAGAGTGATCTTCCTGAAAGCGTCTCCCCGGCCGAGCTTCAGCGTGCCGGTATATTCGTAAACGCCGGCGCGCAGATTGGCCGTGCCGACATAGCCGTGCACGACGATGGCGTCGTTCATCGCCTGCATGGCGGCGAGATTGTCCTCCCGCGTTCCGGCGTCCTGGCCCTCTCCCCGGACTGCCCCGAACTGGTCGGCATAAAGAACGTCTTCGGCAATCTCCCACCAGGCGCCGTCCGTTGACTGGAACTTGCCCTCATGCGCAGGCTCTGCCACAACCCGCTTGTAGTGCGCTTCCCCGCCGTCGCCGCCTGTCGCATAGCCGAACGTCTCGATGATCTCGACGTCCTCGGCAATGCGGGCTGCCGCGGCGTCGGCGCGTGCTGCGAAGGAGGCGAGCGAGACGAAGCGCTGCGCTTCCGCCACGATGGTCCATTGCGTGCCGGTGGAGCGGAAGCGCCGCGTCTCGTATTGCCGCAACAGCTCGATCGAGGCCTCGCCGATGATGGCGCCGCCGCCCACGATGACGGCCGCATTCGCCGACGCATCGGTCTTCTGCACCTCCACCCAGAACGTATTGCCGGCCGTGGTAGGATCGAGCAGCGTATAGGTGACCGGCCCTGCCGTTGCGTCGACCAGGATGAGCGTGCCGAGATCCGACATGACCATGGTCGTGTCGGACGAGATCGTCCGGGACGTCCCGGTGATGGCCTGTACCGTGGTGTTGGTGACGTGCGGAAAGGCGAAGGTTTTCATGACGGCCCCGCTCTAGAACAGCGCCACGATCAGCGTGGCCGTCGTATTGGTGCTCATCACCTTGCTGGCGCTGATGGGCAGCACCGTGCCCGCCGGCACGCCCGACAGGGTCACCGCGGCACTGTCACGGCTGGCCGTAATGGCCACATTCCCCGCCCCGCCGACATACAGCGCCCGGCAATTCAAGACCGTGCTATCGCTCGGCGTCACCAGCACCAGCCCGGTGGCCGGCGCACTCTCGATGCTCATGGAAAAACCCTCCGGGGGCTCATGCTGGAAGTCCCCATAAAAAAGGGGCCCCGGAAGGCCCCCTCGCGTGCGCGCGCGCGCGTACTATACAATACGCCTAGAAGCGCTGCTCCCTGGCCCGCGTCCTCGCATTGATCAAGTCAATGATCCTCGGCCCCTGAATGCGCCCGTCCGGCAGCCCGCGCCATTCCCATACCGGCTCTGCCGGCCGCGGCGGGGGCTCCGCCCTTACCGCCTTCCAGGCCAGTCCGAGGTATCTGAACGCACTGCCTATATGCTCCGCCCAGTCCTTCACCGGGTTCTCCCGGAAGGTCTTGAGCTCGTCATCCCATTCGCGCCGGTAATTCTTGAGCCCGTCAATGCCCAGCGAGCAGCGCCCCCGATCGAACGTGGCGCTATTAATAGTGACTCTCCCCGCCTGCAGCCCGTCCGCCACCGACACCAGCGGGATCCTGTCCGGCTTCCTTCCCAAGAGCTTCATCATCTCATACCGGGTCCGCCTGTTGCCCCACTCCGTCGCAAGGATGTCGTGCGGAACATAGTCCGTGCCATGATAGCCACGATCGTCCAGCCACCGGCACCAAGCCTCGAGGTCATCGCTCTCAGGCCGATAGAAATCCACAATCCGCGGCCGTCCGCCGATCACCTGAAAGCACCAGATCGGATTGTTCACCGCCTTGCCGAGATCCCAGGCCGTATGCACCGGATGATCGGGATCCACCGGGACACTCCCAATCCTTCCCTCGGCCTCCGCCCGGCTCATCTCAGCCCCGAAATAAGCCCCGAGGATCGCCGCATCGAACGAGCACAGATACTCCTGCTCAAACAGCGCCCGCCCGGCATCCAACCCATGCAGCGCCTGATACTCCGCCTTCGCCTCGGCGAGCTGCGCCTCCGTCAGCGCCTTGGTGTCAAGGACAGAGCTGACCTCGCTGTACCATTCGTCAGGGCGGGTCTTCGCATGCTCTAGAAGAGAGTGGGCGTGGTTATGACCCCTAGGCGTCGTGATAAACAGCGCCCACCCGCCATTCTCCACCACCATCGGTCGGTGATAGCTCCAGGCTGAGGGATTGGCCAGCGCCCACTCCGAGTAAACAATGCCGGCCGGCCCAGCCCCCACCGTCCGGTCGTAATGATCACTCCCAATCAGCTGCCAAGTGCTCCCATTCTTAAACCGAATGAACATCTCCTGCTCATTCGTATTCGCTCTTACCTCCGGCGGAAACGCTTCATCGATCCTTCTTCTTCCTGTTGTTGCATTCACCTGCGTCCATAACGCCTTCCGCGCCTGCTCATACTCCGGCAAACAATGCCAGTAACTCCCTACCCGCCGGTGCAGCAGCTCACACGTCACCGCCAGCGCAATCTCATCCTTCCCCCAGCGCCGATGCGCAATCTCTATGGCTCGGAGACCGCCCTCGAGCATGTAACTGTGCAACGGTCGCTGATACCACCGAACAACCCGCCTGATCGTCAGCGCCGGCGCCCGACCCGCCCTGGCCGCCTTCCAAGCCTCCATCTCAGCCGCAACACCCGCACCACCCGCCTTCACTTCAGCCTCCAGGGGTGGCGGTCAGCCCCGAACCGCTCCATCAGGAGTCCCGTCCCGACTTATGGGACCCAACTCCCAGAACATGCGCCCCACCACTCAGCAGCCCCGCCTTCCGCTCCCGATACAAACGCTGCCGCTCCGCCTTGCTCAACTCACTCCGCGGCCGACCAACCCGCTTCGGAACAACCGTTCCCAAATTACCCTCCAACGTTCCGCTATCCTCTACTTTCGGAACACTTTTCGCCAACAATGACGACGCTCTCTTGATCCCCAACTTCCGAGCCTTCTCCTCCGGTGTGTTGATGAGAGGAAGGGAAGGGGTGTCGCCGCCAGCCGGACCGCTTCCTTGGGTCCTCTTTTCGGACATATGGGACCCGATCAGGCCCATGGCCTGATAGCGGGTAACCTCCTCATCCTGCTGGTATTTCTGGGCAATGAGATGCAGCGGGATGGGCCGCCCTGCCCGGATGGGATGGTCAGGTGGATAGCCGGCTAGCGGGCCTGACCAGCCCTGGTCAGGGTCGGGCCAGCGATACTTGTCCCGCCAGTCTGGAGCGCGTAGCCGGTCCTCGTCCGTTATCCCTGCAATGCCCATATGCGCATCATCTCCCGGGCTGGCATACCCGTTCGCTTATCCGTTATCGTGACCCAGCACGGACGCCGGGCGGACATCAGGCGATGGCGATCAGTCAAGCCATTGATGATGTTGGATTATCTGGCCCAGCGCCACTGATGTTTAGTCCGTAGACGGCGTGACATCGATGGTCTTGGGCGGCTCTTCGTAAACGGTCTGGAAAAGGATCGGGCCGCCGTCCTGGCCGGTCAATTCGACCCTGTCGGAGTAGTCCTGACGGAAGCGGCAGGTCATGATCTTGACCCAGAGATGGGCGTTGAAATGCCTGTCATCTAAGCCTTTTCGGCCCCGCTCTTCCCACCAGGCCTGCTCATATAATTTTGCGCGCGCGAGGCTCGTAGCGAAGCGGGGGCCGTCCTCTCCTGATCCTTTACCGGTTGTCCACCCGATGATAGTTTCGCGGTCGGTTTCCAGTTCGCAGGCTATTTGGCAGGGGGAGTATCCTTGTTTACCTAGCTCTATGACACGTTGGCAGTAGCTGGGGTGGTATGTGGTTGGTCTTCCTATGGCGGGTTTGGTGGGGATGGTGTCGTCGAGGCTGATGCCGAGCTGTTGGCGTGGATCTGGTGCGGGCTTGCGCGGCTTGGCGCTGTCCTTCTGTGCCTTGGCTGACATGGGCTACTCTTTGGGCTGGGGCGTGGATGGATCGGAGAAGGGATCATCTGGGGTGAGATCCTGCTCGGGCTCTTGAGCGCCTTCGGGATCAGTCCCCGGACTTGATCCGGGGATGAAGTCGCCGACCTTGGCGCCGGAGCCACATTCGATGATACCGATGGGGCCTTCTTCGGGCGGGGCTACGGGGGCATCCGTGATGGCGACGATGCGGCCGTTGGCGCGATCGTATTTGGCCCAGAGGGGCATGGATGGGTCTCCAGTTATACTCGGTGAATAATTATTTGCGCACCCTGTTGACTGGGGTGAGCGTATGCGTATGTTAGCGTCATCAGCAAGCAAGGGAGAGAGCATGACCGCCGCTGATCTCGATACCCGGATGACAAAGCCTTTGATCAAGCCGAACGTTCAACCCACGAAGCATCGCGATGGAACGGTCAGCTATTGGAGCGTCTACAACCAGCAGTGGGTTCGCGATGAACTGATCCACATCCCGGATCAGGAGCTTGCTGCCATGGGCGCGGAAAGGCGCCAGAAGATCCTTGATGAACAGCCCAATGACCCCCGCTGAAGAGAAGGCCCTGCGGCGTCTGGAAAGACGCCCGCCACGCCCTCACCAAGTCGGAGCGCATCCGTCTCCGCGCACTCCTTGCAAAGTGGAAGGCAGAACAGAAATGACCCCACGGAAAACACAGGAGAGAGAGATGACCCGCTACATTCTGATCGAGAGCAATAGCGGCTATATCTGGGCCGATACGGTTGATTTTGGCGTAGGGCGCCACGAGCGCCCCGAACAAGCCGCGCGACGCATCGATAAAGTCTTGGACGCTCGACACGCCGACGAGCACTCATACATACTCTACAACGGCAACACCTCTGGCCGCGACGGATACTACATCTATCGCGCCCCGAACAGCTTCCGCACCGATTACGGCGGTCAGGATCAGGACGTTATCGAGGCGGTCGAGCGAGATTGCGCGTATGCCGGTTTCGTCGCCGTAGAACCTGTCCAAGAGGATGCAAAATGACCCCCGCCGATCTGGAAGCCTTCCGCGCCCGCATGCGCTGGAACCGCAAGCGCCTCGGGGCCGAGCTGGACATCTCCCAGGATCGGCTCAGGAGGCTGCTGGAGGGGCTTGTGCCTATTCCGGGGCATATCGCGCTGGCCTGCACCGCACTGGCGCTGGGTGCCCCTCCTATGGGCACTGAACTGAAGGGGGCTAGCGCCGTCCCATGAGGGCTTGTAGGAGGCGCAGGCGCGCTTCTCCCTGCATTCCCTGTCCCCTGCCGGGCTGCCCTGCAGGGGCCGGCATGGGCGCGGGCGCCACCACCGGAGCTGGGGCAGGAGCGGGGGCCGGTGCAGGGACAGGCGCTGGAGCCGGGGCGTATTGCATGCTCGGGGCAGCACCCTCCCGACCGCCGATGTAGGACTCCGGCAGGGTAGGGACGAGCGGGGCAGGGGCGGGAGCGGGCAGAGAGGCGGCCGAGAGCGAAGCTGACGAAGTAGGGGCGAGGGCCGAAGTGGCGCGGCCGGGAACGGCCGGGAGCCGTTGCGGATAACCGCGCGGACGCTGGCTCAATGGCATATCCGCTCCTCGATCAGCCTTAGAATGCCTCTGGAATCGGTTGGGAGGCACCGCCAGTCGCTTTTGATGGATTGGCCGGTGTCGGAGTGCCGGGAAGCGTCAACGCATCTCTACGGGCTTCCTGACGGATCTGGGGTGGGGAGGCACTCAGGCATGGGCCGTTTCGGGCAACCCGCGGATGGCCTCCCCGAGGCCTTGGCCAAATCACGCCACCATGAATTTCCCAACGGAACGCCTTTTTCCTGTGTAGTCAAGCGGCTAGGTGATGACGTTGGCGTGACATGTGGACAACGCGCCATATCGCGTTGAGGCCGGCGCGGAGAGAGCCGATGTCCATGCGCTTGTCCTCCAGAATCCAGCATTCGAGGGCGAGCATGGCAAGCGGATCGCCGCATTCGAGGATGGCGGAGCGGATTTCGGCGTAGGAGCGCATGGCGCGCTGGCAGGCCTCGACGAGCTCGGGGGATTCGTCACCATCAAAACCGGACTGGCGATCGAGGTCGCCGGCCGAGGCGATGCGCATGGCCTGGATGGCGCGGCGATAGGCGCGGCGGCGGCGCTCGAATTCCAGGCCGGCGTCGTAGAGGAGGGCGTTGTGAGCGGAGTCGAAGGGGTGCAGCTCGTGGGCAAGGTAGGCGCGGCCGAAGACGGTGCCGGCGGCCGGATGCGAGGCCTTGGAGGGGGAGAGGCCGTGGATGCGAATGCGGGCGGCGAGGCCGAGGGCGAGGATATCCTTCTCGCGCTCCGCCTCGGAGGGGCCGATAGGATCGCCGCTGGGATGGCGGCGAGCCGTGACGTTACGCTTTCTGCCTCGGCGGGACATCAGGCACCGGGTGGGTGAAGGGGAGGCACGAACTGGTTGGCCGTTTCCGGCACGGGCAAATTGGCCGCCCCTTCACCATGGGCAGCAGACACATTCGGACTGGCCTTTTCGGGCAGAAGGGGAGTGGTCTGCTGCTTATTCGGACGAGCGGGAGGCATGCGCGTCATGGCCGTTGCCGGCAAGGACTCGGCGGCCTCCCGCTCGAGAGGGTGAACAGCGGACAAGCGATCTTTGGCCATTGTCGGCATGTCCTGAATGGCCCGCTGCTCGTTTCCTTGCCACGCGTTCCAGAGATCGCGCAGCAATCGCTTTTCCATATACCGCTGCGCCCGGCGGTGCGCATGGATTGGCGACATCTCCGGAACGCGTGCCGACTCGTAGGCCTTGCGGGCGAGGTATCGCTCGCCATAGGGACCGATGGCCATGCTCTCGTCCGTCCGCTCGCCCGCCTCGTCCTTCACGTTGCGGACCTGTGCCTTGATCAGCGAGGCTCCCACGTTCCATAATCGAGAGCGGCGCGTACGGCTGTAGCCGTGCTCGATCCAGAGCGCCTTCGGGGCTGATTTGGGCAGCCCGCCCTGGCGGATGTCGCCCATCACGGCGACGCCCATGCGCTTCCACAACTTGGAGTGCGTCGGGTAGTTGGACAGGTCTCCGGCCTCGGCGATGATGACGGCAAGCGATCCGTCTCCAAGGCCTTTGACGGCCTTTGCCCAAGGGTAAACCGGCAGCAGGCGCGCCAGCCGTTCCATGGCCTTCGTGGCCTCTTCCTCGGGCCTGTCGAACAGCTCGCGGGCCTTGAGGGAGGCGAGGATGAGATCCCGCCAGGGGCCATAAGTCGGGCCAATGGGTACTTCTTGGCCATACACATGCTCCACCTCGCCAAGCTCCACCAGCGCTCTGGCCTGGTCAGCGATGCGCTTGCGCTCGGCGAGGGGCAGGGCTTTTGACCAGCCGAGGGCGGTGCGCAGCAGGGCGAGGAGGGAGAGGTGAACGCGCTTGCGACTTTCCATCGCGTAGCATCGTCGGCGATGCTGGTAGCGGAGGTCGGCAATGGTCTCGGCGATGTCAGGTGGCGGCGAGGGCAAGGCATGTTTGGCCTTTTCGGCATGCGACATGTGGCCCTCGCCACCATTCGGGAGCGATGACGGCAGCTGATGAATGGCCTTGCGGGCCTTCGTGGAATGGCCGTCATCGCTGTTCGTGTTCTTACGCCGGGGCATTAGCAGCCATCCTTGCAAACGAGAAAGCCCGCTCGACCAGTTCGGCGGAAACAAGCTCATGGACGAATGCCATCCCATGAGGATTGGCGTTCTTGCTGTGAATCTCGGCGACGATGTAGCGGAAGGCACGCGCCTCAGTTTCGTCCTCATGGGTAAGCTTTGCCAGTTCGTGGAAACGCAGGCGCTTCAGAGCGCGGCCGTCACGAACCTTGTAGCGGTCGAAGATGGTCAGGACGGCCACGGCCGAGGTGCGGGCTGCCTTCACCATGGCGGCACGGTCGAGGGCAGACGGCTCGCGAGGGGAGGCTGCAGTGGACGGATGGCCACTGGCACTCCGCAATTGGCCGCTCCCCTCGCGATGGGAATCCGGCGACAGCGGGCGGGCAGGTCCCATATGGCCTTCGGCACCCGTTCCGTGGCCCGCCGCGCTGTCTTCGGGAGGAGACGAGGGCAGGACTATTCTGGCCTTATCGGCACGCGTCCTCTGGCCCTCGTCTCCAACGGGTAGGGAGGCAGGCGGATGGCCGTTGCCTCCCATTTTATCGGCCGCGACGGCGAGCAGCTCACGCGCCCGCTCAATCGTGCCATGTTCGAGCTGGAATTCCTCGACGCCGTCGAGGAAATGCCGCAGGCCGGTGACGCCTCCGACGTTCAAAGCCCTGGCGATCGCCACCGTAAAGCGCACTTCCCGCGGGATGAACCCGCTGCGTTGAAGCTTTTCTGCGAGCATGGTCTGTGGCATGTCATCCCTCCTGTTTCGTACGTGCTGCCCTGGCAATGGCATCAAGCGCCTGCCGCATCG